GGTATACGGTGACGCTCAGGTATACGGTAACGCTTGGGTATGCGGTGACGCTCAGGTATCCGGTAACGCTTGGGTATACGGTGACGCTCAGGTATCCGGTAACGCTCGGGTATACGGTGACGCTCAGGTATACGGTAACGCTTGGGTATGCGGTGACGCTCAGGTATCCGGTAACGCTCGGGTATACGGTGACGCTCAGGTATACGGTAACGCTCAGGTATACGGTGACGCTTGGGTTCAAAACTGCCGTGATTATTCTGCTACAAGCTGCTTCGGATCGGAAAATAGGACGACAACATTTTTCCGCACGAAAGACGGCGGAATCAGCGTGAGATGTGGATGTTTTTACGGAACACTGAGGGAATTTAGAGAAAAGGTGAAAGAACGACACGGAGACAGTCGACTGGCAAAGGAATATTTGATGCTGGCAGATTTGATGGAGTTTAGATTGTCTAAGGATGAGTAGGAGGATAAGCAATGGATAGAAAGAAAATACATGAACTTTTAGACTTAATTCTTGAGATTCAAGAGCGCGGAGAAGGTAAGGATGGGTATCCGTACGTAAACATTGAATTTTCGAACTACGGTAGCAGAATAGTTCTCTGGGCGCAAGAAAACGGATTTGTTGCTGATGAAGATTTCGATTTGTTTGACGGTATTGAAACAGATAAGCAACTAGATGATGCAATCGTTTTGGCAAAAGTATTGCTGGAAAAAGCAGTAGACAAGGTAGGTGAATAATATGTACGGATGCACGGAAGAAACAGAGGAAACATCAGACCAAGAAGTAATTGAAAAACAGAGATATTTTAGAGTGCGTAAAAGACACTATCAGAATTATTGCGATTTTATGGAGGAAATAACAAATGGCAACATTATACGAGATTGACGAAGAGATTTTAAATTGTGTAGATCAGGAAACAGGCGAGATTATCGACCCGGAAAAGCTGGCACAGTTGCAGATGGATTTTGACAAAAAGGTAGAGGGAATTGCTCTCTGGATCAAAAACCTCTTATCTGACGCAGAAGCAATCAAGGCAGAGAAAAATAAACTGGCTGACCGCCAGCGGTCATGTGAGAACAAGGCGAGAAATCTAAAAGAATACCTGTCTGGCTACCTGTGTGGAGAGAAATTCAAAACACCAAGAGTTAGCATCTCTTATCGAAAATCAGAGAGCGTAGAGGTGCAAGACATTTCAAAACTGGATGAAGAATACTTGAAGTTCACTGATCCAGAGGTGGACAAGACCAAGGTGAAAAAGGCACTGAAAGATGGAATTGAACTCTCTGGCGTTGTATTGGTACAGAATAATAATATTCAGATTCGGTAGGTGTAAGCATGGGAAATTTGGATTTATATAACAGGGTTAGAATTGTCCCGGAAGAAGCAAAGAAGCCTATCAAAGGCGGCCGCTTGAACGGAATGACGGATATTAACCCTATGTGGAGAATCAAAGTACTTACAAGCGAATATGGTCCGTGTGGCATTGGCTGGTTTTACAAGCCTGTTAAGAAATGGATAGAGCAGGCAGGAGGTGAAACAGTTGCATTCGTAGATATCGAACTGTTTATAAAGGTAGATGGTGAGTGGTCGCAACCGATCTGTGGAACCGGGGGGAGTAAGCTATCGCAAAACGAAAGAAATGGTCTTTTTGTTTCCGATGAATGTTACAAAATGGCAACAACAGACGCTATTTCTGTAGCTTGTAAGCAACTTGGAATTGGAGCAGACGTGTACTTTGGAGCAGATAGAACGAAATACGATTCTCCGTTTGAACGGGTGGAACGGGTGCGAAACGAACTGAAAAAGCGCAGATGTTCAGAAGCGAATTTTATGCAGGTATATAGGTTGGATAATATTGAACAGGTGACAGATAGCCAAATCAAAGATTTTATAGCGAGAATGGAGGCGGCAAAGCATGACAGTGTGGATCAGAAGTAGAGTGCAGATGCCGAACTACGTGAAAGAAAGTATTAGATCATTGGTAAAGTCGATTTGCGATAAAGATGTCGATGTGAGTATTGCTCTGCACAAAGAATCAAAAACAGATCAGCAAAGAAAATACTTTTGGACGCTGGTAAAAGAACTCCGCAGCGTTATGAAAAACGGACAGACTGAAAACGATGTGTATTTGCATCTTTTAAGGATATACGGGACGTCAGATTTTATAAGCCTTCCGTCCGATCAGGTGCATCTTGCAAGAGCTTGTTACCGGATTGTAGAAGTACAGAACAAGAAAGAGTTTGTGAACAAGGAGAATGAGTGCATTACTGTTTGTACTTTGCGCTGCTGGAAAGGATTGAGCGAATACGATACCAACGAAGCTTGCATGTTGATAGATGGAGCGGTTGAAGAGTGCAAAAGTCTTGGTATTCCGACAGATACGCCGGATGAAATTCGCAAAATGAAAGAGTTGTGGGGGATTGAATTATAAGCATTGATTACAGTGACATGGCATTCCCAAAGCCGAAGCGAAAGAAAAAGAAAAAAGGTCATCAAAGAGCATCCGGCAGACCAAAGAAGCTGTGGAGCATATTTACAGAAGATATGGATCACTGCATGTACACAGGAGTTTACGGAGTGGAGCGTCATCATATTTTTAGCCACACATCAAGAGAAATAGAACTTTCGGAAGATTACGGATTCATAGCTCCACTGAGACCGGATCTGCATCCAAACGGAACAAGGGCAGGGGAGAATGCTTCGAAAGTTGACCGATACTTAAGAAAATGCTGCAAGGAGTATTATTTGCAGCACTACGGAACAGAAGAACAGTTCCGGCAAGAATTTCACTATGTTAGTAAGGGTTAAACCTTTGCTATAAATTGTAACCCGTTCATGGCTGCTGTGTAGTACGTCACAAATACCTTAAGTAAGCCAGATTCATTGTCTCCCGGTAACTCCGGGAGCAGAAAGGAGAATAAATGGTGATTACAATTCCGGGAAAACCCGTTGGAAAAGCAAGACCAAAATTCCGCAGAGCAGGATTTAAGGTCATTACATACACACCACCCGCAACCAAGAAATATGAAAAGGAAGTTGCGAGGATTTATAAACAAAGCGCATGCGTTCTTTATACAGAGATACCTCTGAGAGTTCGAATTTTAGCGAAATTTCCGATTCCAGAGAGCTGGTCTAAGAAGAATAAGGAGAAAGCATTAAAAGGCGAAATAAAGCCGAATAAGAAGCCGGACTTAGACAACATTGCAAAAATCATTTTGGATGGACTGAACGGAGTCGCATACACCGATGATAAGCAGGTGACCAGTCTGGAGATTGAAAAAGTGTACTCGGACACACCTTGCGTGGTGGTCTATATTGCGGAGGATGAGTGATGGCAGATAACAAGAAATACTACTATCTAAAACTGAAGGAGAACTTTTTCGATTCAGACAGCATGGTTTTATTGGAAAGCATGCAAGATGGCATTCTTTACAGCAACATTTTGATGAAAATGTATCTTAAGAGCCTTAAAAACAACGGGAAACTGGTTTTGAACGATGCAATCCCGTATAACACGCAAATGATAGCGACTGTAACACGCCATCAGGTTGGAACTGTGGAAAAAGCAATTGAGGTGTTCGAACAACTCGGACTAATAGACATATTAGATGGAGGAACTATTTACATGTCTGATATCGAACTATTTGTCGGGAAATCTTCTACTGAAGGAGACCGGAAAAGAGCAGAGAGGATGAAGTTGAAACATGTTGAAAATTTAGCACTTGGACAAATGTCCGACATTCATCCACCAGAGATAGAGATAGATATAGATATAGAGAAAGAGATAAGAGATATAGATAATATATATGATTGCGCAGAAGCGCAAAAAGCACACAAGAAACAGGTAAAGAAAGAAAAACCTACAAAGCATAAATACGGAGAGTATAACAACGTACTTTTGACAGACGATGAGCTCGACAAGCTAAAGGATAAATTTCCAGACTGGGAGGATAGGATTGAACGATTATCCGGCTACGTTGAGTCTAAAGGGGCGAAGTATAAGAGCCATTATGCAACAATCATAAACTGGGCGAGAAGAGAAGGCGGTACTGGCAGAACTGCGATAAAGAGCAGCATACCAAAGAATACAGGGTATGCACCAGAACAGGATATGAATGATCTGGATGATCTATTTTAGAGGTGAAGTAACATGAGCATAGAAACAGCAATGGATAAAATGGCAGACGGGATCAGTGCAAGAGTCCCTGTATCCGAAAATGAATATATGGGGGAAGACGGTCTTCTGCACTGTGGGATTTGCAAGAAGAATGTGCAGACGAAAATAAAGTTCCTCGGCAAAGAAAAAACGGTGCGTTGTATATGCGATTGTAAGCGGAAAGAGTTGGAAGCGTTTGAGGAAAAAGAACGACAGCAAGAGAAAGAACGAAAGAGAAAAAGCTGCTTTGCGGAAACGAATATGGCAGCATGGACTTTCGAAAACGATGACAGGAAGAATGCGAAGATCTCTGACGCAATGATCCGGTATGCAGAACGATTTCCAGACTTCAGGAAAATGGGTAAGGGACTCCTGCTTTACGGAAGTGTTGGGACAGGCAAAACGTATTATGCAGCTTGTATTGCAAATAAGCTGATCGATGATGGATATAGTGTAGTGATGACAAATTTTGCACGTCTTACGAATACCATACAGGGTAAATTTGATGGAAAGCAAGAGTTTATTGACAGCCTAAACAGGTACAGCCTGCTGATTATTGATGATCTTGGAGCGGAGAGAAAATCAGAATTTATGCAAGAAATGGTATTTAACATTATTGACAGCAGATACAGGTCTGGTTTGCCTTTTATTATCACAACAAATCTGACAGCAGAAGAGATTAAAAAGAATCAGGATATCGGATATTCGAGGATTTATGACCGAATTCTGGAAAGATGCTTCCCAGTAGCTGTAACGGGAGACAGCAGAAGAAGACGGAAAGTGAAAGACACGTTCTTGGATGTAAAAGAAAAGCTAGGATTGTAGGTGATGAAATGGGAATGCCAACAGGGAAAATAAGAAAAAAGTGCAAAACTTGCGTATACAGAATGAGCAAGCATGAACAGGGATTTATGCACGGGAATTGTAATTATATTTGCATAACAGGCAAAATTCGCGGATGTGATGTGGAAAATTGCGATAAATACATAAACGGAAAAAGAAAAGAGGAAAAAGATTGGTGCGTAGAAAATCAAAACATGGAAACATGAATAAATTTATGTACAGCAGCACAAAGCGGAAGAGAAGGAATAGGGTGAGAGGAAAATGACGAATAATGATCATTTGAACAACATAACGGGAGAAACGGATACGCCAGAAATCTCTGCAGTGAAGATGATACTTACAAGAATAGATGAGGATTTGGAAGACGATCTGTACGAAGAAAACCGTGATAAATACCTGAATTTGTACAAGAGCCAAAAAGAGTGGCTGGAAAGAGAGGTTGAAAATGCGTAGGCCAGCACACTTTCTGGATCCGTACCAGTTCCAAATCGAAGAGATGGTAAAACTCGGATGCTCGGATGAGCATATCCATAAAGTCTTGCATGACATTCAGAAAGTGGAATTTACGAGAGATGATCTTATCCGGTACATGGATGAAAACGGGATTCGAAAGAGGAAATCAGCCAAAAGATGGACGCGGAGCAAAGCAATTGAGTGGGGAGAGCTTTGCAAGCAGTTTCGAGGAAATAAAAAGAAAATAAGCGAAAAATAGAAAGGAGCCAGCCTCCGGCCGGGGCAAGGGTATACCGGGCTTCTGAGAAAATGGATAAAGAGAAAAAAGCAATCGAAAGAATTAAAATGGCAAGTGAAATGAGTCTACACCACTATGGTAGACCGCTTGTTTGTACGTATAGCGGAGGAAAAGATAGTGATGTGATGTTAGAGATTTTTAAGCGATCCGGAATCCCATTTGAAGTACATAATAGCCATACAACGGCAGATGCGCCGCAGACAGTTCGGCATATTCGGGAGGTATTCCGAGAACTGGAACTGCATGGAATTAAGTGCGAAATAGAAAAACCACGCTATAAAGGAAAACGGATTAGCATGTGGAGCTTAATTCCCGAAAAGCTTATGCCGCCGACAAGAATGGTAAGATATTGTTGCTCTGTGCTGAAAGAAACTGGATGTGCAAACCGGTATATCGCAACCGGAGTGAGATGGGATGAAAGTGCTTCCAGGATGAAAAGAGAAGAGTTTGAAAAAATTGGACGAACCAAAAAGGAGCAAGAAAAATTCACAAAGATAATGTTGATGAATGATAACAATTCGCAAAGAAGAATGAGCGAATTGTGCATGCAGCAAAATAAGATGATTGTAAATCCTATTATAGATTGGACGCATAGTGATATCTGGGAATATATAAATTCCGAGAAAATAGAGACGTGCGGGCTGTACCAGTGTGGATATGATCGTGTGGGGTGCATTGGTTGCGCGATGGCAGGGAAGAAACGATACAAAGAATTTGCAGACTTCCCGGGATACAAGAAATTATACATACATGCGTTTGAAAGAATGTTGCAAGAAAGAACAAGGAGAGGAAAAGAGAATACGTGGAAAACAGGAGAAGAAGTTTTTAACTGGTGGATGGAAGACGAAAATATACCAGGGCAAATGAGCATAGAAGACTTTATTACGGAGGAATGACTGATGACAAAAACAGAAGAAACACGCTTGCGAAAAGGTGACACGATCAAATGCGCTGATGCAGAGGATTGCGTGAGGACAATGACCGAATTGGCGGTCTGCGGGATAGAGACAGATTTTCTCTACGAAAAAGATGGAGAGAGTGGTTTATGGTTGGAAATTACAAAAGGGACGCTAGAAGAATGTTTTGAGCTGTTGGAGGTGGAGTGATGAAAGATGTGGAAGTTGTAGTTAGGTGCATTCCTACCGAAGTTGTATTTGAATGCCCATATTGCGAAGAAGAAAATGAATATGATTATTCAGAATTTTGTGATTTATGTGGACAACCGTCAGATTGGGATTATGAAATATTAGAATGTCAAAAATGCGGGAAGAAATTTGAAATACAAGGTCAAGAATGGAGTTGATAACATGAACGTATTAGAGAAGATTTTGGAAGAGATAAAGGGACTGATCGAAAAGCACAAAAATAAAGCCTATGAATTGGTGGCACGAGAACCCTTGACCCAGTGCTATACCGAGGCTGATATTGAACAAATAAAAGTGCATGAACTTGCGGTTGTGAGAGATATCATCCGCAAGCACATGGATAATAATAATTTGCACGAGAAATGCAGCCGGAGAAAATGGTATCAGATAGGATATAAAGATGGAAAGAATGACGGCTGGATTCCGGTGGAGGAAAGGATGCCTACAAAAGAAGAATTTCTTAAAGATGATGGCAGATTCATTCTCGATGATGGGAACAGACGATATCAGGGCTTGTTTGATATTTATGATGGCAAGTTTAAATTTTCAAGGCATATAAGCGGAATCCATTATGAACTGTTTGAGGATAAATGTGTTATCGCATGGCAGCCACTTCCAGAACCATACAAGGAGGTATAACATGGACATTTTAATCACAATCGCATTCCTGGCTCTGTACTACATATTGGGGCTAGGAACCGTGATTACTTTAAAAACAGGAATCGAAGAGGAAGTAGAACTTGAAGGAGCAGATTACCTTCTGGCTGGAGGATTCCCAATACTGCTATTTGTGGTGTTTTTAGATTGGATTGTGCGAAAGATAGTGAGGTAGGAAATATGAGAAAATTTAACTGGGATGAATTTAAAAATGAAGAAAATAAGATTGCAGTACACTGCAAGACAGAAGAGGAAGCGAAAGACTTTTGCGAAAGAATGCATAAGCAAGGAATGAAGTGGTGTTCAGGCGAAAGCTACCTGAAAGAGACAAATTACGAATTCTGCGAAGAAGAAATATGTTATATCAAAGGAGAGTTTTCGCCGTATCAGTACTATAAAAGCAATGGGTATGAAATCTTAGAATGGAGCGATTATATGAACAAAGAATTTACCAAGGCGGATTTGAGAGATGGGATGGTGGTTGAACAGAGAGATGGGGACATGTATCTTGTATTGGCTGGGATGGTAGTGAGAAAAAGAGGATACAATCGTATAGGCGATTATGATGATGACTTGAAATGCGCAGGTTATACAGGAGGAGACATCGTTAAAGTTTATAGAATTACTCCGGGATCACTCGGATGCGTAGAACATGTGTTTATTAAATGCAACCTCGAACTCATCTGGGAGCGCAAAGAACCAAAGAAAATGACCGTGGAAGAAATGCGGAAGAAGTTGGAAGAGCTGACCGGAGAGGAAATTGAGGTAACGGAATGAAGAAAATAGAAGCATACACTATGGCAACGAGAAAGCCCTGTGAGACCGCTTTAAAGCAAAAGGGGCATAAAGCCTTTGCCTGTGATTTTAAAAGGGCTGACAGAACAAATACGGACACCATAGGATACATAGCAAGCAAGTACAACATCAAAAAGCCAATTCCGGGAGGTGATTGAGGTGGATAAGAATATAATCTATGAGTACATGGATGCGAAAGCACTTGTGAAAGAGACAGAGGAAGATATCAGACGGCACAGAAGAAAGACGTTTGTGCAGGATAAAGTGACAGGCAGCAATCCAGAGTTTCCGTACCAACCACAGAGCTTTAATATCTCTGGATGTGTAGAGAACACGGTGAATATAGACGAAGAGGAACGGTTGTTGGAAGAACGAAAGCTGAACGCAAAGCGGATTAAAGTAAAAGCAGAGCGAGTAATCAATAAAGCTCCGGTAAGGATGCAGCGGATTATCCGGTTCAAGGTGATGCAAGGACTGACATGGGATGAAGTAGCTGCGAAGATGAAAGGAAATTGCACAGGGGAAAGCGCAAGGAAAGAATTTCAGAGGTGGATGAAAGAAAAATAGAAGTTTGTCCGTTTTGTCCACATTGTCCGCTTTAAATAATATATAGTATAACATGGAGTTAGAAGAAAGACTCCAAAAGCTTTCCAAACAACATTCGGAACACCGCCGGACTTCTGCCCTTTCTCGTCTGGCGGTGTTTTTATGCGGAGTATAGCATCAATGGTAGATGCGCAGGGTCGCGCCCTGTGTCCTTGGTTCGATTCCAAGTGCTCCGCTTTGTGATGTGAGTATACAGGCTGCACAGCTGAGGTCTGTTCTGGGAGTGCACACCGGACTTACATTGCAATGGTACCAAAAAGCAGATATCCGCAGATCTGCAAAACAAACAAAAATAGATTCAGCAATCTATATTTAGTGTCAGTACCCGAGTGCGGATAGGGTAAAGGGTGTCAATAAAAGGCATCCTACGGGTGTATAGCTCAATTGGTAGAGCAATCGGCTGTTAACCGATGTGTCGTAGGTTCGAGTCCTACTATACCCGTTGTGGACTACTGCAAGGTTCCTCATTTTTCTTATAAATTTTGATTGTGTATTTGGTTATTTTTGTTTTTGTTGGCGTTATTAATTCTTTCAGCAGTAGTCCTAAATTCTTAGCATCCAGAGATGGGTGCTTTTATTATGTTACAAAGGAGTAAAAGCATGGGAGTTATTAAAAAATATTGTGCAAGCATAGTAAGACAGAATATGTCAGTACAGATCTTGTAAGGCAGAATGATGGCAGCTTTATCACAGAGCACACATGGAGATGCAAAGACTGTGGAAAACTGATCGAAGGGAGGAAGCATGGGAAAGTTTTACGAAAGCCGAAAGTGGAAAAAGAAAAGAGAAAACATATTAAGGCGTGATAACTATCAATGTCAAGAATCTAAGAGATACGGTAAATACGCAGAAGCTACGACAGTACACCATATCTATCCTCTGGAAGAGTATCCAGAGCTTGCACTTGTGGACTGGAATCTTATCGGCATGTCCACCGCACAACATGACAGGATGCACGACAGGAAGACAGGTAAGGTCACAGCTGCTGGATTGTACTGGCAGAGGAAAAGAAGAAGGGAGTTTGAAGCATGGAAAAAATCAAGATGTATAAAATACGGTGGAAAGGAAAAATAAGTTACTACGAGCATGGAGTGATGAATGTGATTAACAGTATTGTCGATACATGCATGGAGTGTTGCGAAGGGGATATACATACTAGCAGCAGTGTAAGTGGAGAACCTGTATCCAAAGAAGTGAAAGTAAATATAGTTACACTTGGCAAAGAAAAGGCGGACAGGATGGCAGAATGGCTTAAAGATATGGCAGGAATGGAAATGGAAGTTAAAAAGATTGAGATATCCCCCCCTCCCTTTCGAAAATTAAAAATGTCTCAGGAGAATCGGGAGAGAGGACTCTTTCCAATGGCGCGGGATTCTGAAAATAAATTTTCCGGCAGATAAGGAGGTGAGAATAGATGGCAAGATACATACCGCAAAGGCAAACAATCATCGACAGAACAGTCAAATACATGAAAGAGCTCGGAACCTACAAAGTGCAGTATAAACAGGTGATTGAGATCTATGCAGATATGATTTACCAGTACAATGTGCTGAGCAAACAATTTGAAGAGTCTGGATACGAAGTGATTTTGGACACGGAGAAAAGCGGGGGTAAAAAAAGCCCTATTCTCGTGAGTCTCGAAAATCTACGGAAAGACATCGGAACGTATTCTGACAGACTGATGTTGAATGCGAAAACGTACAATGCGGAGATTGAACAGCCGAAAAAAGAGAAATCTGCATTTGCATTATTACTGGAAAAACAGCAGGGGAAGTAAATGGACTTATCCCGTATTAACAGTCCGCATTTCGATACGGCTGTTCGCTATGCGGAGGATATCGTAAGTAAAAAAGTATTAGTAAACATAGACAGAGTACTTGCGTGTAAGAGGTTTCTGACAGACTTAGAACGTGATGATTTAGATTTCCGTAGTGACCAATTCGATTTTGTGATTGATTTGATTGAGGGAACCGTACACCACGTACAGGGCGAGGATAAGAATGGAGTCAGTTTTAAAGGCACTCCAATGTTATTGACGGACTGGCAGAAGTTTGTATGTGTAAATTTGTTTGGATTCTTCCGGAAAGGCACAGACATTAGGCGTTTTAACGAAGCGCTTATTTTTTTACCAAGAAAACAGGGGAAAACATCCTTTAGTGCTGCGCTTGCTGAGGCGAAAAGCATTCTGGACAGAGGATCTGGTGCGAAGACATACATCGTTGCGAACTCTGTAAAGCAGACCATGGAAAGTTTTGGATTTTTAGTGGACAACGTTGAAACCTTGCGCGGAGATGTTAATAAACTTAGAATCCGAGACAATAATCAAGAACATTCCATCACTATTGATTTCGGAGACGGTACCGCTGAAATGTATGCGATCGCCAACCAGGAAGATAAATTAGACTCTTTAAACTGTAACTGTCTGATTCTGGACGAGCTGCATTCTTGGAAAAGAGCTGGGGCTAAAAAATATATATTGATGAAAAACGCCATGAAAGCATATCGAAACAAATTGTTGATTGGTATATCTACTGCTGGAGACATTCCGGACGGATTCCTTGCGAATAGGATTAAGACTCTTCATGACGTTTTGAATGGAACAATCACAGACAAAGCGTATGATTCCTATTTTATTTTTATTTGCAAAGCAGACCAGGATAAAGAAGGAAATGTTTTAAACAGCAAAGGCGAGATTACAACTTTGGATGATCCGGAAGTGCTACAGATGTGTACGCCGTCAATTGGAGTTACTGTTACAGTAGATGAGTTGCTGGATGATGCAGCACAGGCAATGAATGAACCGCAGTTAAGGGCGGAGTACCTGAATAAAACTCTGAATATCTTTACAAATGCTCTGAATGCATACTTTGACATTAACGAGTTTAGATCATCCGATGATGAATATAGCTGGACATTGGAAGAGCTGGCGAAGCTCCCAATCACATGGTACGGCGGCGCTGATTTGTCAAAACTTCACGATTTAACTGCAGGTGCAATTTATGGAACATATAAAGACGTGGATATCTGTATTACACACGCTTTCTTCCCAAGGGCAGCAGCAATTAAAAAAGCGGATGAAGATGGTATCCCACTGTTTGGTTGGGAAGAGGATGGATGGCTGACGATGAGTAATACAGCTACGGTGCTTCCCGATGACATTGTGAACTGGTTTATCTCCATGAAAAAGATGGGATTCAAAATCAAAATTGTTGGATTCGACAAGAAGTTTGGACGTGAATTTTTCCTGAAAATGAAAAAAGCAGGATTTAAAATTCAAGATCAGCCACAGTACTTCTATGTAAAATCCGAGGGATTCCGACATATTGAGGTAAAAGTAAAGAATAAGAAATTCTATTACCTGCATTCGGATGCTTTTGAGTACTGCGTACAGAATGTACGGGCGATTGAAAAAGTGGATGACATGATCCAGTACGAAAAGGTAGACGGAGACGGCGGCGTAAGACGAATTGACTTGTTTGATGCAGGGGTATTTTCGTGTTGCCAGATGTTGACTGACATGGCACTTGGAAATGCAGCAAATAAATGGTTAAAGAGAGAGTAGGAGAAAGAATGGGCGTGAAAGCAGAATGCGAAATCCTTTATTTATGTGATGGGAAAAGATGCGAGAAATGTAGTGGAAATTGCAAACATACGACTGATATATCTCACGCTAAAAATAAGGATGATTTTATTGACAGAAAATGTACTTGCCTTGGAAGAGCTGAAAACGGGAGACTGATTTTTGCAGAAGACGAAGGATAGGAGGCTAAAATGGCAAAGAAAAAGAAGCAGAAGAGTATTAGATCAGAACCACAGAATAAAGTATTTGTGTATCAGGGAGCTACGTTCTCTGATTTTTTATTGCCTTCCGGGTACACAACGCTGGCGCAGAACCCGGAAATTCGGGCGGCGTGTCAGAAAATTGCGGATCTGGTTTCCGGTATGACAATTCACCTGATGGAGAATGGCCCGCATGGAGACATCCGGATTAAGAATGAGCTATCACGGAAGATTGACATTAATCCGTATTCGCTGATGACGAGAAAAGCGTGGGTTTACAACATTGTTTACTCAATGCTCTTGCCAGGTGACGGGAACGCAGTCGTCCTTCCGGTGATGAGGGATGGATACATTGATGAGTTGATTCCGCTGAAGCCGTCCATGACGAGTTTTGAAGAAACGCAGACAGGATACAAGGTGATCTATGGAAGTGAGGAATATGATCCGAGCGAAGTGTTGCACTTTGCGATCAACCCGAATCCGGAGTATCCGTGGAAGGGTACGGGCTACAGGCTTGCTTTAAAGGATATTGCATCTAATTTGAAACAGGCGAATGCGACTAAGAAATCTTTCATGAGCGGACAGTACATGCCAAACGTCATTGTTAAGGTAGATGCAATGTCGGAAGATTTTGCAAGCGAAGCCGGAAGAAAGCAAATTAAAGAAAAATATTTGAAAGAATCGAAACCGGGTGAGCCGTGGATCATACCTGCGGAATTTCTGGAGGTATCCGAGGTAAAACCACTATCCCTTAAGGATATCGCAATCAATGAATCGGTCGAGATTGATAAGAGGACGGTAGCATCCCTGTTGGATGTGCCGCCTTTTTTTCTTGGGGTCGGAAGTTTTAACAAGGATGAGTATAACAACTTTGTCAGAACAAGGGTAAAATCCATTGCTGATGTATTTCAACAGACATTGACGAAAGGGCTGATTCAGAGCCCGCATTGGTACTTTAAATGTAACTCAAAGAGCTTGATGGCTTACGACACCAAAGAACTTGCGGAAATCGGAATGAACCTATATATCCGAGGAATCTATACAGGAAACGATGTATTGAACTTGATTGGTGACTCTCCGAAAGATGGATTAAACGATCTGATCATCCTTGAAAACTTTATTCCACAGGGGATGATTGGAGAACAGAAGAAATTGAGGACGGGAGGTGATGAATAGTGGAACGAAAGAAAGAAAACCTAACCAGATCGTGGAAAGCGGAGTTTGAAACACGAGAAGCGGAGGACGGAAAGAAAACAATTTCCGGATACTTCGCTGTTTTTAATTCCGAAACAGAGTTGTGGCCGGGAGCTTACGAAGAAATCGCACCAGAAGCGTTTGTAAATACCATGAGCAACGACATCCGCGCTCTGACAAACCATGATGACACACTTGTACTTGGACGGACAAAAGTCGAAACTTTACGCCTGAGAACCGATACAAGAGGTCTATGGGGCGAAATTGATATCAATGAAAATGATTCAGACGCAATGAACCTGTATGAGAGGGTAAAACGTGGAGATGTGGATCAGTGCTCGTTCGGTTTTAACATCGTGCATGAGGAAACGGACTGGAGAGATGACGGCACTGTGAAATGGACAATACGAGAAGTTGATCTGCACGAAGTGTCTGTATGCACATTCCCGGCTTATGAAGATACGGGCGTACAGGCGAGGCATGCACAGGTGGAACAGTATCGGGAGAAACAGTTGGTGCAGTGGCGAAGTAATGCCACGAGGAGATTGAAAGGAGAAAAATAATGGCTTTAAGACAGTTAATGCTTGCGAAACAGATCGCAGACAAAGAAAAGGAACTGGAAGAAATGCGTGGAAAAGACGCAGATTTTGAGACAAGAGAAAAGGAACTGGAAGAATCAATCAATGAAGCAAATACCGAAGAAGATCGCTCTTTGGTAGACGATGCTATCACAAAGTTTACTGAGGAGAATGATGCTCATAATGAGAGAAAAAGCAAATTGGAAACCGAATTATCAGAACTCCGTGAGCAGATGAAGGAGTATGAAAAAACACCGGAAAGAAGGGAGAAGAAAAAAGACATGGGTAGAAGAAATGAAGAAGAAATTGAAGAAACGAGAAGTGCGATTAACTCATTTGTAAAATCAAAAGGGCAGGTGAGAGAAGGGGGCTTTAAAGAAGTAGATGCAGGGATCCTGATCCCGGTAGAAATGCTGGCTGTTCAGAAAAAGCCGGAAGATGTAGTGGATCTGGGAAATTACGTGAATAATGTAAGCGTAAACAGTTCATCTGGAAAATATCCAGTAATTGCGAAATCTGGAAGTAAAATGTCTACTGTTGCAGAACTGGAACAGAACCCAGAGCTTTCCAAACCAAAAATCTCAAATATCGACTATAGCATCGAAACAAGAAGAGGATATATTCCGATTTCTCAGGAGGCTATTGATGACGCTGACTATGATGTAACAGGTCTGATCTGCGATGAAATCAACGATCAGTCAAGAAACACAAGAAATGCTGATATCGCAACAGTATTAAAGAGCGCTACAGCGAAAAGCGTTACAGGTCTTGACGGACTGAAAGATTTGGTAAACAAAGAAATCAAAAAAGTATATCCTGTAAAATTCATCATTTCCTCTTCCCTTTACGCAGAACTGGACAAGCTGAAAGACAAAAACGGAAGATATCTACTGCAAGATTCCATCACTTCCACAAGTGGGAAAGTACTGTCTGGCAAAGAGGTAGTTGTTCTGGACGATGATATGATCGCAGGAGCTGGAGAACTGAAAGGCTTTGTTGGTGACGCAAAATCATTCTGTACATTTTTTGACCGCAAGCAGGCAAGCGTTGAATGGGTAGACAACCAGATTTACGGAAAATTACTTGCCGGAGTTGTAAGATACGATGTGAAGAAAACGAATGCAGACGCTGGATTCTACATTACATACACACCGGGGGAATAATTCCCTCTGACGATGTAGCCTTAGTTGGCAGAGGGAAAGTCGGAAAGGCAAAAGTAGGTAAAACAAAATAAGAGACGGAGGTAATAATAATGGCATATACACCAACTACATGGAATAATGATGACGTTATTACAGCAGAGAAACTGAATAAGTTAGAGCAGGGCGTGAAGAATGAGCAGGTTGGACCAGCAGGAGCAGTAGGACCGGCAGGACCAGCAGGAGCAGTAGGACCGAAAGGAGACAAGGGAGATCCAGGCGCACAGGGACCTGCGGGACCAAGTTACACTCTTCCAGCGGCGAACAAAACAACGCTTGGCGGCGTGAAACAGATGGCTTTGATTGCAGATTTGTCCACAGAAACAACAACTGACCTGAAAGATAAAATCAATGCGATTCTTGCGGAGATGAAAAAACAGGGGATCATGGCGAATTCATAAGGAGTATGCTTATGAGAGTGATTGTATTGCAACTATTAAAAGGCAGACTTGGAATCTCTACAGATAGTAGGGATTCCGTCCTTTATGCGATCATAGATGGTATTCTTGACGAATGCAAAAATGTACACGGCGTTCGCATCACGGAAGAGAGATATGACCACATCCTGTTTGTGCTGGATTGGGCTACGTGGAAGTACAATCATCCAGAAGACGGTGTGATTCCAAGAAGTATACGGTTTCGGTTGAACAATCTGATGATTAAGGCGGTGCAGAATGAATCGAACATGGGATGAAAAAGTAGTATTGATATCTTCCAACGGGTATGAAGAGGACGAACTCGGTCAGCAAGTACCGATTGAAACGGAACAGGAGATCTGGTGCTGTAAAGAGCAAGTGTCCAGAAATGAGTTCTACCTTGCTGGACAGAACAACATGGAAATTTCAGAGATTTTGATCGTGCATCCTTATGAATATGGAGGACAGAGGTATATCCGATTCCACGGAAAGAAACTGAAAGTGGTGAAAACGTATCAGATCAGCATGGAAGAGTTGGAACTGACCTGTACGGAAAGGATTGAAAAATGAGCGAAAGCATAAGTGCTGACAAACTCGCAAGAGAAATTATGCGGCAGATGGAAGAATACACAGAAGAAGTAAAAGAAACCACACAGGATGTTGCCATGAACGTTTCCGAAAAAGCTGTGAAGAAGTTGAAAGCAAACAGTCAAAAGAGCAGCGGACGGTACGCAAAAGGATGGACAAGGGAATCTGGGAGAGATGGAATAACAGTGTATAATAAAAAACCGACATATCGCCTAACTCATCTACTGGAAAAAGGACACCAGTTGAAACGTGGTGGAAGAAAAATCGGTGAAGTACGAGCATATCCGCATATCGAAGAAGTGGAACAGGAATGCATAAAAGAATATGTAGAAGAATTGGAAAGGAGACTGTGAAATGACATTGCCAGAATTAAAAGACAAGTTAAAAACGCTAAATCTTCCGATTGCGTATCGTTGTTTTGCAGTCGGTCAAGTACCAGAATTACCGTACATCGTATACTATGCGGACGAGGATATCGGATTTTATGCGGATGACACCGTGTATTACGAGGGATACGCCGTCACGATTGAGGTATACACGGATCAGAAAGACTTGCAGTTGGAAGAAAAAGTAAAGGAACTATTAAACAGTAATGAACTCACGTATGAATCGTACGAGAGTTTTTTAGATTCTGAAAATATGTATTTGAAAGCATATGAAATTGAAATATAGGAGGTAGCGTATGGCTGCAGGAAAAGAAAACAAAGTGGAATTTGGCTTAAGAAACTGTTATTACGCCGTTATTACAGTAGATGATGGCGGAAAAATCACATACGGACCGCCCAAGAGATTACCTGGAGCGGTAAGTATCACATTCGACAAGAGCGGCGACCTGATTCGGTTTAAAGCAGATGATATTGATTATTACACCAATGCAAATAATCAGGGATACGAGGGCACACTGACGCTTGCAAGAGTACCGGAAGAATTCCGGACAGAAGTGTTAAAAGAGGAGAAAACAGAAAAAGGTGTGATTCTCGAAAACTCTGACGCACAGGTGGCAAATATCGCACTGATGTTCGAATTTCAGGGAGATGTCAAGGCGACAAGACACCTCTTTTATTACTGCTCTGTAAACAGACCATCTGTTGGAAGTACAACAAAAGATAGCGGAGAACCGAACACAACAGAACTTTCGCTTGTGGCAAGTCCGAGACCGACAGACAACTTAGTTAAGGCATCCACAGCGGCAGGAGTTGATGAAACAACATATAACTCTTGGTATACAACAGTGTATGAAAAATTGGGGGAATAGCACCCCCTGAAGACCTCGCCTTGGTAGGCAGGGGGAAGATTGGAAAGGCAAAAGTAGGTAAAGCGAAATAAAGGGGTGGAGCGATCTGCCCCAATAGAAAAAGTGGAGGATGTTATGGAAAAAACAATTTACATCGACGAAAAACCAGTGAAATTAAAATCAACCGCAGCATTGCCGAAGAGATATAAGGCGCAGTTTGGAAGAGATTATTTTGCAGACTTGATGAAAGTAGCGAAAGTGTTTGGAAAAGGAACGAAAAGGAATTTTGGAATACAGGACATTTCTTTCGCTTCGCTTGACCACATGGACATGGAGGTGTTTTATGACATCATCTGGACAATGGCGAAAACGGCAGACAGGACGATTCCTGATCCATTGGAATGGCTAGATGGATTTGAAGTATTTCCACTTAATGAAATTATGGGAGAAGTAAAGGATTTACTTACAGACACCATGCCAACAAGTAAAAAAAAATAAATGATAAAGATTCATCAAGTGGAGAGCCGTTCACAAATGAGTCTTTTTTTTATGTTTGCCGACAGGTTGGACTGACCAGTGAAGATATGGAAGAAATGACCATTGGGGATTGCTTGGACTATGTACAGGAGTATATTGATAACCAGAAAAAGGATGAAAATCCTACTGCGAGAAAAGCAACACAGGAAGATTTTGATAATTTTTAAAGAGGTGAGAGAGTGGCGAATAAGAAAATAAAAGGAATCACAATAAAATTCGGTGCGGATACAACGGCGCTCAGCAAAGCTTTAAAATCCGCGGAAGATACATCAAAAAGTCTTGGTAGCGAATTAAGCTCTGTAAATAAATTATTAAAATTTGACCCGAAGAATACGCAGTTGCTTGCACAGAAACAGGAGTTATTAAGTAAACAGGTCGAAAATACCAAGGAAAAGCTGGAAGCCTTAAAGCAGGCACAGGGAGAAGTAGAAAAGAAGTTCAAATCTGGTGACATCGGAGCGGAAGAATACCGAGAATTTCAGAGGGAAATTGCGAAGACGGAACAGGATTTAAAATCTTACACCACGCAGATTAGTCGAATGGAGACTGAGCAGAAATCCCTAAAAGAAAGCACGAAGCAGTTGCAGACGCTGTTTGAAGCAACCGGAAAGTCCCTAGATGATTTTCAGGACATCCTCGGAACGAGGCTGACGAATGCCATAAAAAATGGAACGGCGAACAGTGACGATCTGACAGTAGCGCTTAACAAGATAGGAAAAGAAGCGTTTGGGGCAGAAACTGACCTGTCAAAGATGAAAGCTACATTGAATAAGGTAGATGACGGGGCGAGTATTGATGAAGTGAACAACGACCTGAACGAGATGAAGAAGAATTCAGGTGAGGCAGGAGAAGCACTGGACGGTATCGGAAAAGGAATTGTTGCAGGAAACATGATGCAAGCCGCTGAAATCATAGCAGATGCAGGGCAGAAGATAAAAGAGTTTAGTGACAACGCAAAAGAAGCATTTAATGAGGTAGATGCCGGATCTGATGCAATCATAACAGCGACAGGTGCTACAGGGAAGCTTGCTGAAGGAATGGATAATGTCTATAAAAGCATTGCGTCCAGCCTTCCGATAGACAACCTTGAAAACATCGGAAAAGTAATTGGGGAGATGAATACGCAGTTCGGGTTCACCGATGAAAAATTACAACATGCATCTGAAAAAATGTTGAAGTTTTCGGAAATTACTGGATCCGATGTGGTAGCATCAACGCAAAATGCAAAACAGGCGATTAGCGTATTCCACATGTCGAGTGATGATCTAGACAGCGTACTTGATGATGTTGCAAAAACAGCGCAAGACACGGGCGTATCTGTAGACGATCTATTTCAGAAAGCGATTGAAGGAGCACCACAGCTACAAGAATTGGGATTGAGTTTCTCGGACTCAGTAAAGCTGTTGGGGGCATTTGAGCAGGCAGGAGTAGACGGGTCTGCCGCATTAAGCAGCTTATCAAAGGCAGCGGTAAATTATGCAAAAGACGGGAAATCACTCACTGACGGTTTGGCAGAAACGCAGGATAAAATTTTGAATGCGACTGACCAGACGGAAGCATTAAACGCCGCCGCCGAGGTATTCGGAACAAAAGGTGCTGTGAGGATGGTAGATGCCATCCAAAGAGGGGTTCTAAACCTGAACGACCTAGGAGGCGCTGCCTCAGACAGTCAGGGGACTGTGGAAACGACTTTCAGCAATACTTTAGACCCGATTGACGAAGAAACGGTTGCGCTAAATAACGTAAAGTTGGCTATGGCTGAGTTTGGGAGTGCCATTTCAGAAGCAGTAGCCCCAATTCTGGAAGCACTTGTTCCTATCATTCAGAAAGTTGCAAAGTGGTTTAGCAGTCTTTCTGGAACAAGCAAGACTATTATAGTCGTAATCGGTGGGATTGCAATGGTGATTTCGGCTTTACTACCGATTCTTGCGGTTGTAGCTGGTGGAATAGCAGCGGCTGGAGGTGCAATGGCATTTTTGACAGGAGTGCTATTACCAGTAGCCGGAATTATTGCCGGAATTATTGCAGTGGTTGCAGCAGTTGTGGCAGTAATAAAAAACTGGGGAGATATCACAGACTGGCTGTCCGAAAAATGGAGTGCATTTAAGGACTGGATGTCTGGATTATGGGATACCATATCCGAGAAAATACAAGAAGTGTGGAACGGCATTAAGGATTTCTTTGCTGATATCTGGGAGCAGATTTATAACGTGATAGAAGGGCCACTAAAATTCATTGAGGGAACAATTGGTGCTGTCATGTATGCAATATACGCCGTTATTTACACAGTGTGGGAAGTGATCAAGTTCGCGCTTGAAAAGGCGTGGAAATGGATCAGTGATACTGCAAGTGCTGTTTTCGTTCCAGTAGCTAATTTCTTTTCCGGCATCTGGAATGGAATCAAGGATACTGCAACCGGAATCTGGAACAGCATTAAGGGCACGCTCGGTGGAATATGGGATTCGATCAAAGAGAAAGCTATGGACGCTTTTTCATCCGTTTGGGAATTTATAAAAGACGGTTTTAACAGACTAAAGGACACGCTTGGTGGAATTGTAAAAGGAATTGCACAGGCAATCGTAAATCCGATTGGCGGAGCGGTAAACGGCGTGATTAACGGCGTGAACTGGGTGCTCGACAAAGTTGGGTCAGACAAGCAATTTGCATTGTGGGAAGTCCCGAAGTTTGCAAGAGGAACTGGTGGCATTCCAAAAGACACGCTAGGTATCGTAAACGACCAGAAAGGCTCTACATACAAAGAAATGATCGTTCCACCACATGGAAAACCATTTATTCCAGAAGGAAGAGATGTAGTTCTGCCACTGGAAAAAGGAACGAAAATCATGCCAGCCAACCAAACAAAGAGTTTTCTGGAAGAACTTCCGCATTTTGCAAGTGGAATCGGTGAGTTTTTTGGCGGTGTCTGGGATACGGTTAAAGACTTTACAGGAAATGCATGGGATTACATCACGCACCCAAGTAAAATTGTGCAAATTGCGATTGATAAATTTACGGATTTAACGGGAGCGTTTGAACCGTGGATATCCGTTGCAAAAGGTGCTGTCAATACAGTATTTGATAGCGTTGTTGGTTTTGTAAAAGGGATATTTGATACTCAGTCACATGTAAACTACAATCCAAGTGCAGGGGTAGAACAGTGGAGAGCACTGGCCACAAGGGCATTACAGATGACTGGGCAGTATTCCGAAGCTAATTTGGAACGCCTGTTATACCAGATGCAGACAGAATCCGGTGGAAATCCGAATGCGATTAACAACTGGGATATCAATGCGATTAATGGGACGCCATCCAAGGGACTTATGCAGGTCATTGACCCGACATTTAGAGCCTATGCAATGCCGGGATACGATAAAAATATCTACGATCCGCTGTCCAATATGCTTGCATCCATCCGGTACGCAGTGTCTACGTACGGAAGCCTTGCAGCAGCTTATCGTGGAGTTGGGTACGAGAATGGCATTGGAGATATCAATTTGTCCGATCTATTACCGAGTCTGCCGATGTTGGACGTGAAATGGTTTAAAGATGGTGGAATCCTTACGAAGCCAGCATTATTCCAGATGCCGTCCGGAGGAATCGGTGGTGCTGCGGAAAGAGAAGCAGAAGCAATCACACCGCTGCGATCGCTAAAAGGTTATATTAAGGAATCAATCTTGGAGATTATGGGCGAAAAGGATATTAATCTAAATATCAATCTGACAACGACGCTGGACGGAAGAGTTGTCGCACAGCAGACGGTTGGATATGCAAGACCGATGATAAAAAAGATGGATGATTTCGAGAAACTATTAGGAGGTGAGAGAGTTGGGCTTGCTTAAAGCAACCTATGGAGGCGTGGATATTCCGGTTAAGATTACAAGACTTGACCGGAACTTATCACCTTCCATCACAAATAATACAAGGAGCATTGAAAATGTAAATGGAGGAGAGTTTACGCATTCCACGTACTCTCCAAAACAGATTGTAATGGAGTTTCGTATTTCAAACTCTACGGCAAGGGAACTCAGTGAGTTCCGCAGAAAAATGTCAGAAATTCTGTATAGTAAAGAACCAAAGAGACTGATTTTTTCTGACGAACCAAGCATTTACTATGAAGCAATCGTGGATGGGGAACCGGTACTGGGAGAGGATGATATGTACAGCACCGGCACGATCACATGGCTAATCCCTGACGGTGTAGCATACTCCACCGCAGAATTCGACTTCTATGGCGTCCAGAATAACGGATACCAGACCATTACCATCCAAAACAACGGTACCGAATGGGCAGACGTGGATTATGAGATCACGCACCAACACGAAAACGGATTTATCGGACTTGTGAGCCAGTATGGAGTGATCCAGCTCGGAAAACAGGAAGAGGCGGACGGAGAGAACTACGAAGCGTCCGAAGAACTGTTTAACGGTTACGGCTTGTTTCAAGATGATCATGGCACCTCTTATCAGAATCCGGAAAACACAACGCAAGGAACGTTGGAAGTACGGAATGTTGCCGGATATAACGTGATGGCATTAAAAGGTGGACAAGCAACATCCGGATACTGGAACGGTGGAATGAAAACACTTACTATCCCGGTTGACAGCGAGGGCAGACGTGGGGCAAAGAACTTTTACTGTTACACGCAGCACTGGTTCGAGACTGGATTGATGGGACAGACGGGAGCACAGACTATTGCATTCCTGACTGGGGATAACGAGGTGATCTGCGCCATGTCTATTAACAAAAGTGATACGGCTGGTAATACGGCTCGTATCGAGTGGTTTGCTCCCGGAAACACCTTAATCAGACGAGAAGAGTTCCAACCGACAGCCTACGAGGGAAATCCGTTTAACCTAAAAATGGGTGGCGGTCACAATGACTTTTTGAAAGAGGGAGAAAAGCTGCGGATTTTCTGGTATGGCACTTACAGGGATCTCACGATCCCGGAAATTAAGGACATGGAATGCGAAAAAATCCAGATCTGGATCGGGCAGTGGGGAGACAGAAATCTATCAAACCAGTACGTTACACACAACTATTTAAAAAGCATCCGATTCCGGAAAGACAATGTCGATAAGTATAAGGATGTGCCGAACCGGTATCGTGCCGGAGATGTGGTGTCTATAGATGGAGAGAGTACAAAGGTCTATGTAAACGGGATGCCGGCAAAAGGAGATGAGATTAATGGATCCAATTATCCAAAAGTTCCACCGGGGACAACGGAAGTCCAGTTCTGCTATTCTTCCTTTTCATCTCCACCGCCGCATATTAAAGCGAAAATACGGGAGGTGTATTTATAGTGGATAACATCAGGATCGCGATTTTAAGCGCGAATAACACACCAGTAGCGTTTATGGATAATGCACATAAAAAGTCCATGCACTACTGGGGAGATGATCTGCACGAATACTTACAGGGAACAGCGAATACTTACACTTTTACGGTAAATGCAAAGCATCCAGACGCGCAGCATGTCAAAGCTGGGAATAAGGTAGCATTTACTTACAAGGGGAAATCATACTACTTAAACATTGTAAATACAGACCAAACAGAGCAGACAATCACTGCCACGGCATGGTCGCTGTCGTTTGAGTTAATCAATGAGGATGCCGGCGAATATAAAGCGGAAAAAGCCATGAGCTTTGCAGAGTACCTTACCGTATTTGACGCAGAGAGAACGCTGAAATTGGGGCTTAACGAGGTATCAGACAAGAGGATTACCAACGAGTGGACAGGCACAACATCCATACTGAAAAGGCTGTTTTCTTTGGCAAACGTATTTTCTGCCGAAATCGAATTTGAAACGGTTTTAAATAAGGACTACTCCTTAAAAGAGATTGTCCTAAATGTATATCGGAAACACTCCGATA